ACAATTACACCCTTGGCAAATATAAACTTGTTCGATATTACGAACAAGTTTATCAGTTTCATTCTCTCTTAGGTCGTCTTCGCAGCGAAAGCACCAATTCTCGATTCCTCCGCACCCCATAGGTTCAGCGGTGAAATAATAGTCCGCGGTTCTTGCACCACAACCACAGCAGTCGATTTTTCTTTCGTTAGTCTTAAATTTAATTTCGGCGTTCATTTCTTCGTTTGTTTCGTTTGTTTCGTTTTAATACTGTTATTTGGTTATTTTATATCTACAGGAATCTTGCAGAAAAATAGTTCAATTTTATGAAATTTTCCAAATAAGCAATCCGAGAATTGTGAAAATGGCTCCTACAGCCAAGGACTCAAGAACCCCTTTAATGCGGTTACAAGCTATGTCATCGTGGGGGCATTTGGTGCCTTCTCTGTCAATTTCAATAATGACGGGTTCTCTGCATTCAATATCGTTGGGTTTAATAGTATCCATTGTATAATATTAAATAATATATATTTTAAGCCTTTTTGACATATCCCTTCTTGATGTCGGGGTGAGATAACGCGGCACCGTAGGTTAAATTGTGTTTTTTGGCGAAGGCCTTAACATGTTCGATCCAGGGGTTCATTATATAATGGCTAAAGATTTTATTCTGCAAAATAATAGGGATTTGCTTTTGGTTTTTCAACGTGGACGGTAAAACCAGATTTTGAATTTTGTTGAGTTTTCGTTTCTCTGGTTTTGGGTTTTGGCTTCTCTTCCTCTGATTCGCTTTCGGATTCGTAAACGATGGTCTTCTTGGTCTTCTTCTTTTTTTTTTTAACGATGATAACTTCTTCTTCATCGGAGGAGGAGGCGTCCTGGTAAATAATGGTAGGTTCTTTCTTTGGCTTAGGTTCTGGTTCTTTCTTTGTTTTCGGTTCTGCCTTTGCCTTTGCCTTTGGCTCTGGTTTAGGCTTTTCTTCTTCTTCTTCGTCGGAAGACTCAATGATGGTATTGTTTTTGACTCCGCTATTTAAATGTTCTATGATACCGGCTTTAACCGCTTTTTTACTGGTGGCACTTACATTGGCTAAGTGTAATTTAGCAAGATGCTCTTTTTGTTTTTCACTTCTTTCTTTTTTTGGCTTGGCAATGGTAAGGGATTCGTCTTCGGATTCAGTCATTTATATATTGGTAAAAGATAAGATTCCTAAAGTTCTTAATTAAATCTAATTGTATAATATAGATGCCATTTGAAATTCACGAAATAGCGAATAAAGACATACCCCCCACTGCACCGATAAAAGAGGTAATGGATACCTTAGTCCCCAATATAGTAGAGGGCGTTTCTCGTCGAAACGGGGGCATAACTCTCTACATAGGTTCTGGAGGGTCAGGAAAAACGAGTCATTTGTTGGGTCAAATGAAGACGGTTTATAAAAAGAAGTTTCACCATATTTATTATTTTTGTCCGAGTGCATCGTTCCTGTCGGTGGAGAAGCACCCATTTGAGAAGCACGATAAAGTGTTTCACGAACTGACGGTAGAGGGATTAGATGATTTGATAGATGAATTGAAAGAAATGAAGGAGGGTTTAGAGAAGGGAGATAAGCCAGAATATTCTCTGGTGATAATCGATGATATGGCGAATCAGCTGAAGGATAAATTGATTGTTATAAAACTGAATGCACTGCTAATCAAGGCGCGACATTTGAATTGTCATTTCATTTTTACCGTGCAGTCATACTCGTATTTTCCGAAGATTTTGAGAAAACAATTGACTTGGGTCTCGATCTTTAGCGGGGTGCGAAATAAAGATGAATGGTTAATGATAACGAAAGAGCTGTTGAAAATGCCGGAAGTAGATGCAAAGAAATTGTATGATTATGTATTTGATGCACCATACCAGCATATGGATATAGATTTGTTTGAAGATAAATTTTACAAGAACGGAAACATATTAGAGTTGATAGAATAATCGCCCTGTAATATAAGTAATGGAGCACATAAACAGCATACAAATATTTTTAAACAGTCGCTATGCAAACGAAAATGTAGGCGGAAATATAGCAAACAGCATCTACTATCTTCCCGTAGTGGAAATTCCAGACGGGCATCATATTTATCTGTCTCTACAATCGGCGACAATTCCGTATTCGTTTTACAGCATTTCAGAGTTGGATAATACATTTACATTTGGTGTAGTAGGAGATACACCGACTACGGTGTCAATCGCAGTGGGAAATTACAACATAACACAGTTAATAAATGTTTTAGAAACCGCAATGGGTGCATCATATACGATTACATTTAACACGATAACCAGTAAAATCTTGATAGTTCATGCAACGAGTAATTTTACAATATATGCAGGAACATTTAATCATATCATCGGGTTTAGCAAAACGTCGAATACGACGAGTGTAGCAAATAGTCTGAATGGTCGAGATTGTGTAAATCTGAATCAGATTCGTGCCCTGAATATAGAGGTGAATTTTCCAACATACAACGTCAACGTGGCTCAGCCGTTGAATCAGAATATTTTAGCGAATATTCCAGTATATGTATCGCCGTTTTCAATAATCACATATCAGAATTTAAATAACTTTAGGACAAATTTGTATGTAAATAAATTGGATCAAATCCAGATACGAATATTAGACAATGAGAGTCGACTTATAAATATGAATGGTATCCAATATCAAATGACCTTGCAATTAGATTGTGTAAAATTTATTGAGTAGTAGGATATTATCTCTTATATATAATATAATGTTTGGAAGTAAAAAACCTTTAGGCAGAATGATGATAGGGTCAAAAATGCCCCTTGGAAAAATGATGTTTGGTTCTAAATCGCCTTTGATGGATAAGGTGTATTCTGTTAAAATGGGTGCATCGCCCGATGTTGAAAAGAAAGTATCGTCTGGTTTAGAAAGACGTGTTTTAAAAAGATAAATAAAACATTTAGACAAATTTAAATGTTTTTATAAGATATACAATGATTCCTGCCAATCTCCGCTATCAAAGCAAAGTAGAAAGCGCTCCGGCGCGTCGATATTTGACCCAGATCCAACCTCAAGGTGGATCAAATTATCTCCCTTCAGAGACGATTACTATCAATATCCCCACGAGAAATAACACTGCCCTTATCCCTTCTGAGTCCTATTTGAAAGGAACTCTTAACTTGTCTTGTGCCACTGCAAATGCCACCGCTGCCACCTTTGAGTCGTGCGGGGTTCATGCCTTTATCCAGAGAATCCGTGTTTTCCACGGAAGTAACCTCCTTATTAAAAAATTGTCAAATTTTTCAGGGAGAAAATGCGTATCCAAAAGATAAGCAAGTCCTATTTAGGGCAACACATCCAAATTGACGGGAAACCCCTCAAGGTATGAAATACTAAACCATTTAGGAAACTTAATGGTGGCGAATGCTAACAACATTCGGTATAGTAAAAAGGTTCATATTATAGGGCAATCCGCAGCCAGTCTTCTAAGTCCGTTATGATAGGATATGAAGGCGGTTCAACGACTAAATGCCTGTGGGTGTCAAATGACGGTCTAATCAACCCGATGATGCTTAAGATATAGTCTACTCCCACCCGAGAGGGTGCATACCCCTTTAAAAAAGGTATGGGACTTATTAAGAGGAAATTCTTAATAGTTACAGTCCGGTATATCTGTGAAGATATTGACAACTACGCTCAATTAGCGAAAATTTTATACGATTTCCAAGCTCCCGATGATACCATCAAGGGACGTTTTGCAATTACAACTGGGTGCAACGGTGAATTTACCTCTACCGGTGATACCTCTGGCAATCTCCAAATTATCCGTGGTGTGAACCGTGGTGCAGTTACTGGAGTAACCACCACTGCCACCGCAGTGCCTTTTGGTATCAATCTTATCAGTCTTGTAGGTTCATTAGCGATGGACAAATACATCTTGCTCCACGAGATGACTGCAGCCCCTCTCCGTGTAGAAATCGTTTTGAAGCCATCGGTAGTTACTTCTCTGATGAGTGTCGCAGGCTCTGCTACCGCTCAGACATTTACCATGACTGGCGTAAATTACGTTGGTGAATTCTTGGAACTGCCCGATTCTGCTATTAGTGCCATTAAGTCCGGTTCTTCCAGTCCAATGCAAATGGTTCTACCCTCTTACCGATCTTACACCAATAGTGCAGCCATCACAACTGCCGGTACGCAAGTTTCTTTTCCTATCCCAGCCAAGTTTAGTTCATTGAAGAACATCTTTGTCGGGTCCAGAACTTCTTCAGGAGCAAACGGTCTGTTTCCAATGTCTCACTGCAAGTTTGGTCTCACCAGTTATAATTTTAGGGTGGGGTCGGAAGTCCTACCTTCGACTCAACCTTCAACTGTCCCTGAGTTTTACAATGAGGCTATTAAATGCTTTGGTTCTATCGCCGATTTACAACTACAGCCATCAGTTGATTTGGTTTCTTACCAACTGAATGTTCCCACTACTGTTTCTACTCTTGCAGGTGCTTCTACATCTGATAGTGGGTCTTTCGTTGTTGGAATAGATATGGAAATTTACCAAGCGACCTCAACCCAGTCTATATTTGCCGGAACGAACACCAACAATAGCGATATTTTCTTCATCGCAAATTATACCCCCGCTGGAGATGTCACCCTTTTGCAAACTGCTTTTGCCGCTTACGATCAAGTGCTTGTGTTTGAAAACGGCGTTTGTTATGCCAGATATTAAACGGATAGATGGGATTAATTAATATTTTATAATTATATATGGTTTATACTTATAAAAATAGATTCAATAAAAAATACGGGTTTGAGCCGGACCAATCGCATAGTTTAGCGGATATATCAAAAATTACAGGATATAAGTTATCAGGATTGAAGACAATATTCAACAAGGGAATTGGGGCTTTTAAAACAAATCCGGCCAGTGTTAGACCACAAGTGAAAAGTGCAGAGCAATGGGCCCAAGCGAGAGTCTATAGTGCTGTGATGGGAGGAGAAGCTGCAACGATTGATGCGATACATTTGATACGTAAATAAAAATCGCATTCTATTATAAATGCAAAGCGAAGTAGCAAAAGTATGGTTAAATAGTGGTTCTCTAACAACGAGTCAAGGAGTAACAGGAATAACATCGGCGAATTTTATGACAGTGACATTTAACTTGGACCTAAGGATTGTTTTAGGAGAAGCGATGTTTCAGAAATATACGGCATTCAAAATGTATTATGCCGATGCATTTATACAAATAGGGTCAACTTTAGGAATGGCGACATTATTTCAAAATGGTTTAAATCTGATAAACGCGTCGTACCAAGGACAACCAGCGGGTTATCAAACGGCAATAATGGAACAAAATATAGCATTAAATCCTACTGTAAGAGACTATTTAGGATCCCCTACAGGTCTTAGAGAATTCATAATGATAAAACCAGATAATGGAAATATACAATTAACGCTTCAATGGGTAGATGAAGCAGGAGGAACGGCAACCATTGTAAGAAGACCGCATTTTTTAGCCTTTGTTCCATATGTTGACAATAAGATTTATAAAAATCCCCTTCAATTGTATCAAACGGAACAGGTAAATTTTACATTAAGCACTCTGATTTTAACAACAAATGGGACAAACAGTTTTGGAACATGTAATGCAAATAGAACCATTTTCAATTTTACAAATATCAATATGAGGAATATTTTAGGAACATTATTTGATAAATATGAAAAGTTCAATCTGATTGTAAATAATGTGGGTATATCATCAGCAGCCCAACCATCAGCAGCGGCAAACAGAAAGATGTGGTGGGAAATAGAGGGATTACAGTTTATAAATAGTCTTAAGGTGACAACAGGTTATACACAAGGGAATGCTTTTACTCCAGTATTCAATTATCAAACAGTAAATCGTGGCGATTGTCAATTTGACGACTCCCCTATGTCGGTAACAACATTTAGAAAACCAGAGAGTGAAAATGTAAATTTAAGTTTTTATGTTTGGACAAGCAATAATGGAGGAGAATTAATTACAGTTGGACCAATAGGACAACAAACATTTACTTTTACTGTTGTTGGAGTTAAAGAATAGGGAACTCGTCGTTCCCCTATAACCCCATACTTTAAAGGGAAAGGTCAAAGGAAAACCGTAGGTTTTCTTTAAAGAATAATATCCATATAATATAAATGTCAGAAAGTGCATCATTGATATTATCTACAAAATCAACAACGAATCCAGCAGTTTTCGGACCCGCAGTTGGAGGTATAACGACCAAAAATAGTTTTGTTTTCAATAATATAGATTTGAAAAATGTATTGGGTGAGATGTGGGATAAATACGACCAATTCGCTTTAAAAGTGGTTCAAATAAACACACAAGGAACTATAACGGCTGGAGGAGGTTCTAATTTTTCAATAGTTTCTTATAATATGGCTGGGTTAGATTGGTCTAATCTAATTTATGAAACAACTGGTTCAAATAATATCAATCAATGGGTAAGTATTTACTTTAATACTACAACTTCTGCTACATCAATAATGCAAGCAAATACAGGTCAATCTTACAACTTCAAAAAGGGAAACAGAAATGTAAATTTAGAATTTGCCTTAAATCTTCCAGATGCAACCGGTGTAAATTCATTTGGTGGTTTTCCAAATCAGCCAGCAAACACGAATGTTTATAATGATGTAGCGTTTCATTTTGTAATAGAGCCAGTAATAGCAGGCAAACAAAATGAATGTGCTTTTTATGGTTTTAATAGCAATGTAGCATTAACAGGTTTAAATCGTATTGTAAGTTCAGATAGAAAAGAATATTCGTATTCATCATTTAATATGAAGAAATTATGCGAACAATTTTGGGATAAACATGACAATTTTGAAATACAAATGGCATCTTATGTGTTAAGAGGCACAGGAACTTTATCTGGAGATGCGAGGATAAGTCCTATTCAATTATCGGGTTTAAATTTCATAAATAATCAAACAAAACAAACAAATAATACAGAAAAAATAGGTCTATCAACAGAGAATGCTATAGTCGGAACAATCATTTTAACCGTAAGCGCATCAAATCATACGGCGGAAATCCAGTATACTCCGGCTCCGATTCAGTTTTTAAAAACATCAGATTTAGTTCCTCTAACATTGACATTTCGTAATGCTGAAAATACAGCAGTTTTAGCAGCTTCATTTACAGGTGTTCAGCCACAGTTTCAAATAGCATTTTTTATAAAACCAATCTATGAGGTAGATAAAGGAACCCTTAATATTTCTCCTTGGGGATTAACAACTTCACAGACCAACTTAGGAATTAGAGATACAGATTATACCACATTTACTCTTAACAATATCAATTTAAAACAAGTGTGTAAATCATTTTGGGATAAATACGAGAAATTCAATATATTTTTAACATCACTAACCAGTTTTGCAAATGCGGGTAATGCCACAAACGCGGCAATAATTATTCAGATGTCCGGTTTAGATTTTATCTCACAAACCAGTTATATATCGTCAGCAGGTCAAACACAGACTGCAACATTGGGGTCTTTTTTCCTTAGTGGAACGGCAAGCACAGACCCAAGGGCACAATCAATTCAATCGGCAGGAGTAACTACTTTTATAAAAAGTAGAGAAGTAGTTGATATAACGCTTACAGCTTTGACACTTGGAGGAGGGGCGTTTTCATCACAATCGCCACTTGGTTGTAATTTCACCTTTACGATTGTAGGTGTTAAGAGCACGGACTAAAGTGGCAACAAGTCAAATAGTAAAGCCAATGGCGAATATTATTATATATAAATGCAAATACTTTCATATATAATAGTTAAATAATAATATTGGTTCCCTTGATATTACCAATGTCGTGAGCGTGAAAAGCGTCGATGGCGGCGGCGGTTCCAATAGCGGCAGGATTACCGGAAATTAGAGCAGGAATGATTTGTCTGATGTGTGGATTTGGTAATGTAGTAATATTCTTAGAACCAGCAGAGGCGAGAGAAACAACGTCACCGGCAGACCTAAAAATACGCTGATTACCCTTTACCTTTTGACCGATGGTCTGGCCCGGGTCCAAAGCCAGCACGTTATCAGTGGGTTTGGCAATATCTTGCACTATTCTGCCCCCCAAACTGTGACCGGTAATACTGACGTCAGCGGGATTATATTTGGCTTTCGCGGCCTTCAAAGTCTCGTCGGCTTGTTTGTAGCGGTCAGTATCTTTAAACCCCCCAACAATATTTTCAAATCCCCTGTCAAATTTGTTTCTCCAAGATGAAGGCAACAGAGATGAAATCCCGCGCTCTAAAGGTGCGCCAATGGCTTTAATGCCCTTTCCAATGGTTCCACCGAGGGCCAATTTAGCGTCGGCGTTAACCCAATCGCTAAGTGATTGTGAACCGGTAACATTGTAAAGTAGTTTTTTACTGTCCGGATTATAATATACTTGTTGATTTTCGTTGGATAGCCCCTTGTCTATCTTGTAACCAAATCGGTCCATCTCTTGTCCTTGTTGAGTTTTAGTAGGAAGATAACCCACACGGAGAGAATCATAGAGAGTAAGAGGAGGTTTTGCACTGGTGAATCTATCATTCATTATATATATTAAGGGGATTTTATCCCCTTGAACCCCTTTATGATTCGTAAATACCGGTTCTCAATTCAATCTCTTCTAAGGGTGTTCTACTGGTGGCTTCTTTCCAATAATCGACTAATAAATAATAGAGACATGGAAATTGGTCTATGAGACCGGCGGGTATTCGGTTCTTGTAATAATCGATTTCTTGCCAATCCATACCGAATTTTGAAGCATTGTATTCAAATTCGGGCATGTCTGGTAATTTATAAATCAATGCATCTGGAATATTGTTTAAATCAAGTTGTATTTCTCTGACGTCTTCTAAAGTGTGTTCTTCCATTATAATATTAACAGAGAAAATTAAACAAAGGCTCCTTCCTCATCGATTAAACGATAAATTTCATTAAACAAAGCCTCTTTAGATTTAATATTTTCATTAATTGGTGTATCAAGTGTATTAGCAACAAGTTTATAATATTCTTCTAAATCTGCTCTAATAGCACCTTTTTGCTTAGGAACAGGAGGAAGTCCATATTTTGCAATTGTCTCAGATCTTAGAGAAGGAAAAACCTTTTTCCTACCAACTGCTTCTCTGGGTTGTATGCGTGGAGGACGCATTTCTTGTTCTTCTTGATTGGAGGTAAAAACACCAGTGGCCAGTGGATCTATAATATTAGGAGCCCCTTCATTAATAGTAGATGAAAAAGTATCTTCATTAATATCTGGTATTCCATTATCAAGCTTAATTGGATTCAAATTTGCCAATGGATCAAAAGGTTTTTCAGGATTGTTTGTAAAAAAATTATTTAATATAGAACCCATTCTTGTAATGTCATCAAATCTCTGTCCTTGTTGAAAATTAATGTCTTCTAATCTCTGTTGTTCTACTTCAGCTTTTAAAGTTTGAAAAGCAACAGCTTGTCTGCGATTTATATCTTCAATTTGAGATTGAGACATGTCAGAACTAACAGGTCTAAAAGAAGGTATATTATCAATAGTATAACTGACTAAATCACTTTCTTGTTTTGCGTCATTTGGAATGGCAGTTGATGTTCTCTTCTTTTTAGATTTAGAGGATTTTAAAAGACCTAAATTTTTCAGTTCTTTAATCACGGCTAAAGTCTCTCCGTATACAGAAACGCTATTTGTATTGGATATGTTTGTCATTATATAATAGTCTGATATATTATAAAATGAGTATCTCAAATCTTGATTATGCAAGTTACAATTACTTGACAAATTTAGCATCGGTAAATGCAAATGAAGTAAACACAGATATACTAACGAAATCGGACCCGGATATATCGGATTTGCAGTTTGATATGTTAGAAGGTATTAATACGAACCAGACAATCCAGGAGCAAATCAATGGATTGATAGCAGGTTTAGAGACAATCGGTTATTGGGGTGCTTTTTTCTCTACATCGACGCAGGGGAACCCAGTGGCAAATACAGCCAATTTGATAACAGTAAATAATAGCGACCTCAGTAATAACCAAGTGGAAATAGGGGCAACAAGTTCGCAAATAAAGGTCTTGAATAAAGGGGTGTATAATTTCCAATTTTCGGCTCAATATGAGAAAACCGATGGAGGAAAAGATGATTTTTCTCTGTGGTTTTTGAAAAATGGAACAAATATATCGAATTCAAACAGTGAGTTTTCAATCCACGATTCTAATGGTAAACTAATAGCGGCGCTTAATTTCGTTATATCACTTGAAGCAAATGATTATATTCAATTGGCTTGGTCGTCGGCAGATACGAATATGGAATTGAAATTTGTAGCAGCACAGACAACACCCACAAGACCGGCGACACCATCGGTTATTATAACAGTTTGCCAAATAGCCAATATTCTAACAGGGCCTGTAGGGCCAACTGGGGCCACAGGAACCCCCGGAACGAATGGAGCAGAAGGGTCGACCGGCCCTACAGGAGCGCAGGGAATACAGGGCCCTACAGGAGCGCAGGGAATACAGGGAATACAGGGCTTAACAGGCCCTACTGGTCCTACAGGATTACAAGGCTTAACTGGTCCTACAGGATTACAAGGAATACAAGGAATACAAGGTCCCCAAGGTTCAAAAGGCGACAAAGGCGACAAAGGCAACCAAGGCGATACCGGACCAGCCGGAGCAGGTGGTGATGGTCCGATAGCAATCGCAGCGTTAGCGTTAGCAGGAGTAGCAGAGGCAACGGCAATCGCAGCAGGTGCAGCAGCATCAACTGCACTATCACAAAATACGGCACAAGATGCAGTAATCTCAGGATTGGCGGCAGATATTGGAATTTTAGAAACAGATGTCGCAGCATTACAAGTGAAAACAACAGACCAAAGTTGGGGATTTTTAACAGGAACTACTTTTTCCGGAAAAGTGAATGTCGGAAATGTAGTATTAAATCTATCAACCGCATCTACATTTGGTAATGGAATTTCTTCGTCGGCGGCAATAATTTCGACATTAGGAACATCACAAATGGATTCTTTGCTTGTGAATCAAAATTTGGAGATAACAAATGATACTTTTATTACATCGGGACAATTATATGTAACAAGAACCCTACTAACATCGCAAAAGAAAATTGTTCTTTATGATAACGCAACTGGTGATGATTATGACTATTTGGGGTTTTGGACTGACAGCGGTTCAGCAAGTAAAAAATTCTTGAATTCAGAAATTGATGGTATTACTGGTTCGGCTTTCCAATGGTATTACGGAGATGGATTGGGTTTATCGAGAACACTTGCAAAATATTTATCATCAGCAGAGGAAATCGGATATACACCAAAAGCAACATTTTTAAAATCATCTGGAGCAAGTCAACAAATTCAACTGATAAAAGATGCGGCGAATAATAAAGTTCGTATTGACATGTTTGGTGATACGGCAGGAGTAAATACCTTTGACGGGCAGATAATCCAAGAAAAAGGAAACAGTTTAGATGATAACAAGGGGACACTAACCTTGCAATCGGGAGCAGTGGCAATTAGTGGATTAAATACCGGAGTTCAAATGCAATCAAATACATCAACATTGATACAAGCAGGAACAACATTAACTCTCACATCTACAGGTGAAACAGAAATTAATTGTGTAGCTTTTGATATTAATGCTACTGGAGCAATTACATTGGATACTGACGACCCAATTACACTTACATCAACAGCAAATGGAATAAATCTATCAGGATTTGGAACCAATACTATTCTTGGAACAACAAATATAAATACTACAGGAACAACAGCAACATCTATAGGAAACGCAGGAACAACCAATACTATTCTCGGAATAACAAATATAAATAGAACAGGGACAGCGGCAACAAGCATTGGCAATAATACTGGAGCATTTAATTTGAACTCTGGGATTTTTAATATTGACGCAACAGGAGCAATCACAATGGATACAGATGACCCAATTACACTTACATCAACAGCAAACGGAATAAATCTATCATCATTTGGAGAACAAGATATTACATGTGGTTCATTAGATATTAATAGCAACGGCGTTATCACAATAAATAGCATTTCAAATAATACGATTATATCAGGCGGTAATTTAACATTGGAATCAACAACAGAAATGGTTTTAGATTCAGATACAACGATGAACTTGACTTGCGGGGGGCAATTAACATTTAGTCCTGATAAATTGTATGTGAATGCGATTACAGATGTAGAATTACAGGCAGATGCTGAATTGATTTTAGGGGCAGGAACAAATGCTTATTTGTCAGCAGGAACAGGGTTTTTAAGTGTTCAATCAGGAACAACAATCAATCTATCAGCAACTGATTATATAGATGTAGTTGACACAGACATGCATATACAACAAACAAATTACAGTCCATTTGATAGCGAATATCAAATAGGATATACCGTATCTACAACTTTAGATTGTGGCACGGTAGCGGCATCTCTAAGTGAAGAAACAACTTTTACAATTCCATCAAAGGGAGTATGGTTAATAATAATGGGATATGAGTGGGTATCAGTTTCAAACACAATAGAGTTTAAAGAATTATATGTTTCCAGTATCACAGCAAGTTCCTCAAGATTGGCAGCAGGATTGGCATATTTAGAGGGATTAGATGATATTACAACAACGAATAGAACATCACCAAAAGGAACAATTTGCGGCGTATATGTAGCAACTGGTTCAACAACTGCTTATGTGAATGCCAGTGCTTTAGTAAATATTGGAACAAGACCAACTTTAAGAATACAATATAGTTATACCAGACTTGGATAATAAAATATTATTACATATTATAATGTCAAGTTTCTCATTTATGAAACCGGCGAACGGACTTTGGAAAGATGCAAAAATTTCCAAGGTTCACCAACGAGTGTTAGACCGACTAACTGACCTACCGAAAGAGGTAAGAGAAAATAGGCATAATATGGAATTGTTAATCTTAGTTTGCAATTTGATAGAGAATGCTGGAATAAACAACAAAGAAAGACCAGAGAAACAGAGAATTGATAAAAAGGTCTTATTAATGCAAATTTACAGTTCCTTGTATGGAAACCTTGGACCGGCAGATATTGATTTATTGAGTAAAAATATCGAATTCATTTATGATAGGGGGCTTATCGTGATGCATTCGACGTGGAAAAAATGCCTATATTGTGTAGGCGACTGGATAAAAAGAAAAGTTCTATAGTGTAATAAAATATTTTAAAAATCAGATTCAAGAGAGAATAGAGAATTGGCTTCTTAATAAATTCTTAGATAAGACAAAAGCATCAAGAGCAACTGTAACTGCAGTTTTGTGGTTAGCATCAGTTGACATAATATCCATTATAAAATTTATCCTTAGCAGATATGGTATGAAATATTTATTTGAATATATTGTATTTGTGGCTATGCTTTAAAGAAATTCTAATTAGAAATAATTAGAAATTCTAATTAGAAATAATGCTTTAATAACTAAATCGATAGATTAATTAACTGTTTTAATAGCTTTTTAAGTGCTTTTTATAACACTTAAATAACTAATATACTGATTAAATAACGGATTGTATAGGCAAATATAAAATTTTATATTTGCCTATATAATCCATATAAAAAGCTATTAAATTAGTATATAAATCATAGGTTTAGTTAATTTAGCCATATTTTATTTAATTAAGTTATATATAAAAGCACTTAAAAACAAATCTTTAGTAATAATATATAATGAACTTCTCTGAGGAAATAAGAAAAAAGAAACCTACTATCTCTGACAGCACAGTCAAGAGCTACAATTCAATGTTAAGAAGCATTCACACAGCCGTCTTCAAAGATGAAGAAGGAAAAATCGAGAATTTTTGCAAATCTACCGAAATTATGCAATTCTTGATGACAAAACCCAATAATACGCGTAAAACATTTTTAGCATCACTAATCTCAATTTGTCCCGATGTAGCAATTTATAAGACACAAATGAATGATGATATTAAGAAATACAAAGAAGAATTTGAAAAAGCCGAAATGACCGACAAACTCAAAGATAACGCCATTTCAGAAGATGAAATCGACAACATTTACGCTTCTCTCAAATCCAATTTTAAAACATTAATCAAGAAACAAAATTTAGATGTATCTGAACTTATGGAAGCCCAACAGTTTGTTATCCTCTCCATGTATCACGGGCACATTTTGCCACGCCGTTCAACCGATTATATCTTGATGAAGTATAAAAACTTTGACAAGAAAACTGACAACTACGTAGATATGGCAAATGACAGACTTGTTTTTAATGTTTACAAAACCGCGATGAGAATGGGCGAGACTTTAAAGGGTCGGCAAGAATTGGATATTCCCCGTTCTCTGAGAAAGATTCTTAAAAAATGGATTTCAGTTATCCCAGAAGGAACTGATTATCTCTTTTTTAATAGTATTCTCGGACCCCTTTCTAATGTCACGCTCAATCAAAGACTTAATAAAATTTTTGGTGCCAAAAAGGGCGTTAATTCCCTCCGCCATTTCTACCTCACCAAAACATATTCAAGCCTTATGCAAGAAAACGAAAAAATGGCAGATGAAATGGGAAAAATGGGATCGGATATATCACAGGCCAAAAATTATGTAAAAAAGTAATATACCATTATAATAAATGTGCGACACTTACTCACAGACTTATTATCAAAGAAACAGAGAATCCATTCTTCAAAAAATCAAAGATAAGAATGCTAACAAAGAAAGCCAAGCAAAAATTCGCGAATACCAACAAAAATATTTTGAAAAAAACGTCCATCTTATCAAGAAATACCAATCCAAATACCGGGAAGAACACCATGATGAACTCGCCCAAAACTCACGCGATACTTACCGTGCCTCTGTTTTAGAAGAAGTTGGCAGGATTGTTGTCCCTACCGCCCACAAAATCGACGCCACCGGTATTGAAATCAGAGTGCAGAAACGCCTTTCCACCATCGGAAACACAATGCATAAACGACATTTGATTCAACGCAATTTAAAGATTAACAGAATCAAATCCGAACAGTTCAAGAAATTATTGAGTTTTGAAAAGAACTTGGGTGTCGAAAACAGCGACGAACTCTTAAATGTTAAACATTGATTTAAAAAAACCAACATTTGCTTGTAACTGGGTATACGGCCCCCATAATAGCCATCTTGATAAACTCCCTGCATTGTAGGGCGTTTTCCAATTCTCTCTCTTTGCGTGTCTTGCTAAATATGCTTCACGCTTTGCTTTATCCCCGTGGTCTATGTAGGTCTCACCGCCTTGCTGTCCGAAATGGATTACCTTTCCATTCGCAAATTTAACCATTAAACGTTTTCCTTTTCTTGTTGATTTTTGGATTTCCATTTATATTATCTTTAGAGATGTTATAGCCGTAAAACACTAATCGCATTTTTACTCCTCCCATTTTTTTATCTTGATATTATATAAAATAATGGATTTTACCAAAGCATTAACTACTATAATCGATTTAGAGAAAACATTAGAAAAAATACGTGATAATACCATCGAATACCAAAAATATTTAAATATGGAAAATGATACAGAAAGAGAATCTATGCTTTCCACTTTAAAACATCAATACAAAAAATTAAGACTTGAATCTCTATATTTAGAGATTGAAACATTAAAAAATGATGCTCTATATTTAGAAACAAAAATGTAAACCTATTATATAATGCCCGGTTATCGTAGTAGAGTTTTAGCTATGGAATATTTCATCGAACAAGAATGCAAAGAATACTATTTGAAACAACATCAGAGAAAAATGAAATTTGTTTTTGAAAAATTGAAGTTTTAGGAATATATTTTAAGATTTATAATGCTATATTTTATATCTTAAAATGGAACAAAAAAGAAGTCCAAATTACGTGGAATTAATGAAAATTGTTTTAGAAAATAGTAAAAGTTCTGACAAAGATGATGCAATTAGAGAATGGTTTATTAGTGGTTATTATAAGGAACAAAATGGGGTCTCCTGTTTGTGTGGCCAAGAACATTGTAAATATGTATTTATTATAAAAAATTTTTACAATAATAATTTATTGGCTCCAATTGGGAGCAGTTGTATGAATTATTTTGTGTGGGACGAACAAGAAATAAGTATAATTGATGCTTACGAAAAATGGCATTTAAAAGAATATTCCACTCCTGGCGAGTATTGTGGAATGCCATTTTCAGAAGTTATAAAAAATGTTGAATATGTTAAATCTTTAGAAAAAAATGGGTCAACAAAAGAACACATTAGACTTTTAGCATATGCAAAGGCGGTATGGATTCATAATCCCCCGCCTACACCGCCAAAGTGTCAAACATGCATAGTTCAAAGAACAAAAGGCTATAAAAAATGCTATGGTTGTTTAAAAAAATTACCAAAAACAATATGTAAAAAATGCGAAGAACAAAAAAAAAAAGGTTATTTGTGGTGTTATGATTGTTATAAAAAAGGTATTTAGAGATTTATTTTATATATATATAGTAAATGCCCGCTACCCCAGCACAAATAAGAGCTAATAAAAAATGGAACGAAGCCAATCACGAAAAATATCTTAACATCGTCTATGAATGGAGAAAAGACCCAGAAAACAAAAAAAAACAAGCAAGTTATGTCAAAAAATACCAACAAAAAAGGTATGCATTTTTGAAAGAATTTCAAAGATTGGCAAACATTCTTTTGTAAAATTGATTTATTTTAAAACTACTTAAAATAAAGTATCCACATACTATATAAAACCTTTAGCAATAATGACTACCCTCAACAAATTCTCTTTTACCCTTGAACGCGCTGATTTTCAAAAATCAATATTTTGTGACGCTAAATGCTACGAAGTTGTTAATCCGGATATGTGTAACGGATTTATTAGTAATAAAATGGGAATTAAATTCCATAAAACTGGCAAATTTAAAAATATGCCCTACAAAAATGAGCTACATTTAATGTCAAATTATCAACAAAACTATATTAAGGATACTAATCAAATTAAGGTTGAATATATTATGGCCCGGCATAAATGGGGGAGAGTGCAGCCGATTGGTTCTTTATCCTTGTCCTTGTTTCACCGTCCTACAAGACATTCGTTGTGTCTTGATAATTATATTGATTATGATATGGTCAACTGTCAACCTTCCGTTATTAACCAAGTATGCAAACAGAATAACATATTTAATAAACAATGCATCGCTTATTGTGAAAACCCAAAACAATGGAGACATAAAATCGCAGAACAACACCATTTAAGACCCATTTTTAATAACGAAACAAAAGTTACTATATCTCCCTACGAACAAGCCAAGAAATTATTTATTTCATTATCTTTTGGAGGTTCTTATTCTGAATGGCAAAAGACATATAATGCACAGGGAGGCGATGTTCTTGAAATTATTGAAATGGAAAAGGAACTGTTAAATGTCATGGATTTAATCTATACAAGAAATGCTGATATGATTGAGGATGTTTGTAGTGACGCTTGGAAGAAAAAAAGCGTCCAAGCTAAAAAACGTTCTATTATGGGATTGTGGGCCCAGTCTGTCGAGCGGTTGTTACAAGAATCTTGTATTTTAAAAATATGCACTGTTTTCGGTTTTGATATTAATTCTATTGTTCCGTGTCAAGATGGGTTTATGCTTTTAAAAACAGAACTTAAATCAAATGCAGATATTTCACAAATTATGGAAGCTCATATTAATGAATTGTTTGGATTTAATATCAAATGGGAAGTTAAACCTTTTGACGAGCCGTTAGAGTCCGGTATTCCATTGGTTCCGTTAATTTCAATTAACTCAGTTAAAATAAATGATGATTTATCATTTGAATCTATTTCCTCTGAATTTGAAAAAAAACATTGTAAAATTACAAATGTTGGTATGTTTGTTAAAACTGAAAATGATAAAGATATTGTAATGACAAAATCTCATTTGATATGTGCTTACGAGCACATGATTTATGAAGAGGTTGAAAAGGGCAGCGTAGTTCAGAAAAATTTCATTTCAAAATGGATTACTAACAATTCCAAAATGCGAATCAAACGCCAAATAGAAATTATCCCACCAGACCTGAAATTACCTGATGACGTATATAATGCATGGAGGGATTTTAAAATGTTGAATATTAAAACCTATATTCCAAAACCAGATGCGGTTGATTTGATTTGCAAACATATAAAAATCCTTTGTAACCACGACCAATATTGTTACGAATTCTTTCTTAAGTGGATCGCTTGTCTCATACAATTTCCATCTATCAAATTACCTATGCCCGTTTTTGTATCAGCGGAAGGAGGTGGAAAGGGTTCGTTATTACGGTTGTTTTCTGCCATTTTAGGTGGGTCCAAGATTTTACAAACTCAAGAACCCAGTAAGGAAGTATGGGGTGAATTTAATTCTTTGATGTTGAACTCATACTTAGTTTGCCTTGATGAGATTTCTAAAAAAGAAATGTCCGGTTGTGAAGGTAAGATTAAAGGATTGATTACGGAACCTACAATCCGGATAAATGATAAAGGTAAATCTCGTTTTGAGGTTCCATCATATCATAAATTTATAGCCTTTTCAAATCCTGATGCTTACGGAAATGAGCCTATGACTACCACAGATGGCGACAGAAGAAAGTGGTTCGTCCAATGCAGCGATGAGTTGGTTCGAAATAAACCGTATTTTGATACCTTTTATGAGACGCTTGCGGATGTTGATTCTATGAAAACAGTATTTGAGTATTTTTATAAGCTTGAAGATGCAAAAGCTGTTTTGTCATTACCTTTACCGGTTACAGAATATAATCAGGGTTTGAAAGATATGGCAGTTCCTCCATTGAAATTATTTATTACTGATTTCATATCACAAAATTTTAAAACTGTTGTTTCAACTATTGAATTGTATGAAAAATTAAAAGAATGGACTTCTAAAACCGGTATTAGATACGAATGTAATAGTTTACAGTTTGCTTGTAGATTGGCCGGGCTTAAAATAAGTGGTATGGAAAAAGCCAGTAATATTGGAGAGTTGTATCTTAAAGGTTGGTCTTTTGATATTAAAAAATGTAGATCATCATTAGGATTACCTATGCCGGTATGTAAAATAGATATTGGAAAACTTGAAGAGGAGGGCGATGATGATGATGGATTCGGGGTTTAGAAATCAACCCGCTGTAACCCGCTGGCTAACCCGCTTTTTTTTTGTTGTTTTTCTTTGTTTTTTTCACTGCATTTATGCTGTCGTGTTCTATACTCTATAACATATAGTATAGAAAAAGCGGGTCCAGCGGGTCCAGCGGGTTAAAAAGGGAAACCACACAGACCATCATCAATTCTTCAAAAAGAGGGGTGATACCCTATCACCCCCATTTACAAAAAAAAAAGCCATTTCCTGGCGGAGGTAAAAACAACCCGCTGCCCGCTGGCCGCTGTAACCCGCTTTTTTTGCACCGCTCCCATAATCCGGACCCCCTTTTGAATGATGGTTTATCGCCCCTTAATTAAACCCTTTCCTTATAAAACCATCGGCTAATAAAACAAATCTTTAGAGATAGTATAATGATCTCTTACTTCAATAACAAAGCAAAAGTTGGACGGGACAATTACGAGACACCAGAACACGTGTGGAAATTGTTTTTTTCCATTTATAAAAATCGGGACAGTCGGATTTGGTTACCCTTTTATTGTAAGGGAACGTGCGCTGCATTTGTGGAGCGCCATCACGGCACAAAGTTCATTCATGTGAATGAGGATTTTTTCAATTATGAACCAACGGAATGGGACGTTTTGGTTGATAATCCGCCCTA